CCATATGAACTTTTAATCCCATTATATAATTTCCACATAGATGAATAATTTGTTTAAAAGCATCAACATTTGGAATATCAACAGATAATATAATATTTGATTGTTTTAATTTTGAAATAGTATGATATGGTATTAATTCTTTTAGTTTGTCAAGTAATGTTATAGGTGGTCTAATTAAATAATTATAATTAACACCTCTTCCAATATATTCAATATAATCAATATCCCCCCTTTGGAAAATAGTATATACATATTTAACTTCATAATCTAAACTAGTTAAATAATTAATAGTTTCGAAAATAGATTTTCCTGTTGTCATTACATCTTCTATTAAAATTATTTTTTATTAAGAGTTTCTCCCTCTATCCTTTTTTTAGTTCCATATGACTTTTGTTCTTGTCGTAATAAGAGAAAAGGCACAAATAATTTATAACTAACTACACTACCAAAAGGAATACCAGAATAAGGAACACCAATAATAGCATATGTATCTAAATCTGGAATAAGTTTAATTTCATTACATAACTGATTGATTATTTGATTAAATAAAACTGGAATTGATATTGTCTTTTTAATATCAACATAATAATCTGATTTTTTACCAGATTTAAGTGTAAAATTACCTTTTACTATAATATTATTATCTAAAAGAGTTTCATATGACATTATTATTTAATTAATAAATAATTTTTAAGTGACAATTGCTGTTAACAATGCAAATTATTTATAGTGTTAATCTTAGTAATATTATTATGATTACTATGATAGAATTACCAGTAGAAATTTTAACTAAAATATTTCAAAATGTCCCAAGCGAAACAAATTTAAATACAGTATGTAAAAAATTTAATGCTGTTGCAAATATTAAAGGGGTTTATACTAAACGTAACCCTTGTATCTGTGCAGAATGGACTGCGTATATGTATGGCATAATAAATTGTAAAAGTATAAAACATAAATGTGTATGTTATAGTGCACAACATGTAGTGATGAAAAAGTGTAAATATGATGGAAATCACAATTGTGTATGTAAAAATATATATCCTTCTGCAATAGAAGAATGTCGTTATAAAGGCGAACATCCATGTATGTGTTGGACAGAATTTCCATCCGTTATGAAAGCGTGTAGATTTGAAGGAGAACACCCGTGTAAATGTAATTCTAATAATGGAAATATTATTTCAGAATGTCGTGCAAATGAACATCCATGTAAATGTTATACGGGAAATCCGATAATTATATCAGTCTGTAAAGCACAAAATCATTTAATTTAAAAAATTGAATAACCCAATTAAAGAATATTTATTTTATATATTAGTAAAAATGGGAGTCCCAGGATTTTTTATGTGGTTATGGAAAAATTATAAGAAAACACATTTTGTTTTCAGTAAATCAGAATTAGATGTAAAAAGTGACAAGGCATTATTAGATCAAGTTAATAAATTAGATTATTTATTAATTGATGCAAATTGTTTAATTCATCCAGTATGTTTTAAAGTTCTTGCCGATAATCCAACTTTAACAAATATGGACAAGTTAGAAAGTAAAATGAGAACGGCGTCAATTGAATATATTGAAAAATTAATCAATCATGTTCGACCTAAAAGAGGTGTTTATCTAGCAATTGATGGAGTTGCTCCTGTAGCAAAAATTAAACAACAACGTAGTAGAAGATTTAAATCAGTTAGTGATAGAGATTTATGGAATAATATTAGAAAAAAACACGAAAAAGAAAATCCATTCTTTTGGAATAATTCAGCTATTACCCCAGGAACAGAATTTATGATAAAACTACATGATAAAATACAACAATGGGCTGAAGAGTATACAAAGAAAAATAAAATAGAAATTATTTATTCATCATGTTATACACCAACAGAAGGAGAACATAAATTATTACAATTTATTAGAAATAATATGAAGGAAAAAAAAGACTATACTTATATCACTTATGGTCTAGATGCTGATTTAATCTTTTTAATCTTATCAACGGGAATTAATAATACATTTTTATTAAGAGAAGCTTATCAGTTTGACAAAAAGGCTAATAGTGATGCACTGAATTTTGTTTCAATTAGTATTATGAGAACAGCTATTATTGAAAGAATACATAAATTAATAGAAAAAAATCTTGATTTGGAAGAAGAAACAATTATTTCATTTTTCAAAACAACACTTGATGATACACATTTGATTAATGATTTTATTTTTATTTGTTATTTGATGGGTAATGATTTTTTACCACATTTACCAGCTTTAGATATTTATGAAGGCGCAATTGATTATTTATTAGAAAAATATACAAATATTTTAATAGAAAATTATATTAATGGCAATCAAGATAGTAATTCAAATTATATGATAGAAGCAAATAAAAAAGAGAAAATTAATCAAGTATTTTTTAATCAATTTATAGAACAACTTTCAAGTGAAGAAGAACAAATTTTAATAAATAATTTTGGAAAAAAAGTAAGAAAATTTCGATGTCAGTCATCAGACCCTTATGATATTGAGATGCATAAAATAGATAATCTTAATTTTAAAATAGATGATCCAGTTAAATTAGGCAGTGATAATATGGTATCATCAAAAGAACGATATTATAAACATTATTTTCATGTGGAACCAGCGGAAATAGATGAGTTTAGCAATCGAATGTCAAAACATTACTTGACAGGATTAAAATGGGTAACAGAATATTATTTTGATAAATGCCCCTCATGGAACTGGTATTATCCATATGAACATCCTCCTTTTTTACAAGATATTAATAAACATATTACTCCATTTAAAAAAATAAAATTTAATATTGGGGAACCATTAAAACCACATCAACAGTTACTAACTGTTTTACCAAAGCAATCGGCATATCTTTTACCAAAATCTCTAAGAAAAATAATGTTAAATTTAAATTCAAGTATGAGCCATTTATATCCATTACATTTCCAACAAGATTTTATTAATAAAAAAAAATATTGGATGGCTATACCTATATTACCACCATTAGAAATAGATATAGTTAAAAAAACCTTTAAAAAATATGAATCTAAATTAGCATCAGGCGAACGTATGATGAATGAAATTAAGGATATTTACATTTATAATTAATAAATCTTACTATATATAATGATTTCTTTTATCAGTGAAATATTTATGTTTAGTATTCTTTTTGTTGTTGCTGGGTTTATAGTAAGTTATTTAATGGACTTTATCTCACGTAAACCAATTGATTGGTGGCCAAGCCATGCTTTAAGTATGGCATTAGGTACTTTTTTAACTGCAGCACTAGTTTTTTTACTATTTTCAAAAAAATATATAAAATACAAATGTTCACAATGAACTAAACTTTATTTAAAAGTGTATCAATATTAAAATTATAAAGATTATTAACAATGAATAATAATACAAAAGTAAAAAAATTTAATCAAATTCCCCATAGAATAGAATTAATTGAAGACCTAGTTAAAGATAAAGTTATTGACACTATGGTTAATTTTAAAAATGATGATTCAAATGATAATGGATTATTAATATCAACAAATGAAGATATTAGAGAATTGATGCCTAAAAAATATATTGACTTTAATAAAGCGATTAAAGATCTAGGTGGGAAATTGTTATATATTAAAAGTGGGTCAACAGGACATACTTTTAAAGGAGTGTACCCCCCTCCAAATAATGAGAATAAACCTAATTATGCTGTTAAAATTGTTGCATATCCTAGAAAAGAAAACTATGGCGATATGTTTAATATTAAAAGACCTGAAAATGCAGAATTATTAATGATAAAGTTATTATCTTTTTTTGTAAGAAAGAAACAATCCCCGCATGTTATTCTACCAATAACCACCTTTAATACAAGTATTAAACCATTTATTAATTTACCCAAAGACAATATTGTTAATAATAAGAAATTTGACCAATTTGTAAAAAAATATAAAAAGGGGGAATATTATGATAATGTGTCAGTGTTAATTTCAGAATGGGCTAATTCAGGTGATTTGTTGGATTATATAAAAAAAAATTATAAAGAGTTAAAAACTAAACACTGGAGAGCTATTTTTTATCAGTTTCTATCAACCCTAGCAGTAATACAGGACAAATATCCGAGTTTTCGTCATAATGATCTAAAAGCAAATAATCTTTTGGTACACAAAATCCCAACTTGTAAAGATAATAATAAATTCAAGTATAAAATTAATGGACAAGTTTATATAGTTCCTAATATAGGATTCCAGATAAAATTATGGGATTTTGATTTTGCTTGTATACCAGGACTTGTTGATAATAGTAAGGTAGACGCCGAATGGACAAATCGAATAAATGTTAGACCTATTAAGAATAGATATTATGACGTACATTACTTTTTTAATACTTTTACAAAAAAGGGATTCTTTCCTGAATTTTGGACAGATGATTGTGTTTCAACAAGAGTAAGAGATTTTGTTAGACGAGTTGTTCCTTTAAAATATTCTACAGGTAAATTAGTATCTGATCGTGGTAGAATTCTAGTAAATGAAGAATATTTAACTCCTGACAATATATTAAAAACTGACCCCTTTTTTAGAATGATGCGGAATTAATTCTGCATTGCATGATTTGTTACTTGCTCTGTCAATAATTGATTCTGTTGTATTAACTACAGTATCTTTATCGATTTCTTCGTCGTTATTACTAGAAAGATGAATTATATCTGGTATTAGGTCAAAAACACTTTCATTCGCAGAATTACCCTTATCATTAACCGTTCCGGATTCACAATAAAAGTTTCCATTTATTCCAAATAAATTATATTCAGATATAAAAGTATCATTATTAATTGGTATAAATTTTAGAGTGATTATATGATGTATTTCTACAATATTGGGATCATTATGTAATCCTGATTGTATACCAATTATTTCCATATTTTTGAAAATAATAGTATTATTTTCATTTTCATATGATAATATTTTAGGAATCAAAATACTATCATATGTATATTTCATTTTGAGGAAATTCAATATATTTAGAGAATCATGATAAGTTAATTGGGTTTTTTTCAACTCTTCTTTTTTTGTTTTAAGATTATGTACTATGTTATCTAATTTTTCTTTAATTTGACTAAATAACAATCCTGATTGAATAGTTATTTTTTTCACATATGTATCGAATGTATTTGTATGGTATAAAATTATAAATAAACCTATGGCTACAACAAAAATAATAGTAGATATAATAAAAGACATTTATATTATATATAATATTTTATTTTAAATGAAACGATATAAGTTCGAAATTATTTGGCAAACTATTGCAATATGATGATATTTTTTGGGTATTTTACATTTACTACTAAATTGCCACCAACTATCACCTTATTGATCGTTTAAATTTTTTAAATTCAAATACTTGATTTTGTACTTGATGTATTTTTGTCTGTTTTCTTTTAATAATTTATCTTGATTTTCTTCCTCACTTTCATAATATTCACTTAAATATGTATAAATGTCATCTGGTGTTTCTACGAATGGTTCTTTGTATCCTATGCGTTGGTCAGCATACCAAATATTTAATTTCTGTTCAGCCGAACGATAAATCTCAAATCTTTTACCAAATATTAGTTTAAAATATCCTATTTCTACCGGCAAAAAGGCTGTAAGTGGAGCTAATGTTTGTAATAATAAATTCTTGCCAAAATGTTTTACAACATCTTTTTGTAATAAAAGTAATGGTTTATTTAACATTGACCAGTTTAAATGTTTTTTTTCACACAAGGCATTGGACAAGTCGGTTATTCCAATGGATAATGTCCTATCAGCTACTTTTACAACCGTTTTCGCACTAGTTGCCTTAAAACGATTTAGTAGTGTTGTCACAAAAGGTTTTCTGCCATTTTTACCACCTTCACTATCATTAGAAACGTTTTCCATTTTTTCTCCACAATTAGTTGGTTGTGTGTAATAAAAAACATATTGACTTAGCATATCATATATAGACCATGGCTGAATAGGTTGTTTGTGTGTATATTCCCCTGTAGGAACTTTTTCAGAAAGTTTCCACTCGCGGTCATAACTATCTTTTTCATAATATGGGTTCCTAATAACTTCATGATTTAGTTTCATGGATAATATCATTAAAACAGCAGGAGGGAGTATAGGTTTAGTGTTACCTGTAGGTTTAACCAAAAAATCATAAATACTTTTGTATAATTTTTCATCAAAAGTATCAGAAAATTTTGATTTATCAACAGCTTCTTTATTTTCACTTTTTGTTTCAGATGTAGGTATAGTTCGTTTTTTAAATAAATTTGTAAATTTTTTTATAATAGATGTATCTGGAGAAGGTTTATTTGTAGTTTGTTGAGGACAATGAGGTGTGTCTTTATCGCTTGCACATATATTTTGATAATATGTAGGAAATGAAATTTTTTGGTCCATTATTTTTGTTAATAAAACAAATTCAATCGGTAATTCATCTAATTTTGGTTTAATATACCCACCTATAACTACTGTAGTACCCATACAAAATAATAGTTCTAATAATTTAGACAGTTCCATCCAATAATCTCCAGGTGTTAATTCTCCTATAATTGGTCCTTCTAATAATTTTGTAACTGCGTTTGTAACGTCTGGATTAATTAAAAGTCCAAGCAAGCTCTGACCTGTAATGGTATCTTGTCCCATAAACGCTTTAAGGAATATTCTTACATTTGGTCTAATTGATATTGATAAGATTAATTTTACAAATTCGGGATAATCGTCAACACTATTTGTAACTTTCATAATTTCATATAATATAGTATCTCTATATTCAGGTAAACAACTTAATTTTTCTAAAAATTCTAATAATTTTTGATATGATTCAAATTGATATGATTTGTCACATACACAATTACACGCTGGACATGTATCACCTTTACATGGTTGTGAATAATACGCATTACATGTTACTTTGTTTGTAATAGCAATACATGTTTGGGTAACTCCGCTACATAAGTTTGCCCAAACACCACCACCATCTTGTTGGATATTTGAATTTTTTAAATTCAAATAATTGATTTTGGCATTTTCAAGTTCTTCACCAACAAAATCACCATTCATATTCTTTAAATTGAAATACTTGATTTTGTATTTAAGATATTTTTCTTGCATCAGATCCATATATATATAATAGATATAAAATATATAT